CACAATGTATTCGTTCTCGAAAACATCAATCTCCGCTCCGCCGTTTATTTCCACTTTGCTTGTTCTTCCGAGAGTGGCTGTTTCGGGATAAACACCGCAAACAATGGTGTTGCACAACGGAGTGCCGTAGAGACAATAAATTATCTCACTGTGAACTTCTATAACGGTTTTGACAATAAACAAAAACTTCAACCCGACTCCCGCAGGGTGTATGGGCGGTATATCGCTCAAATCGACAGGTGTACTACCTTGCATTGTAGGCGACGAAAGGAAAATCGTTGCTGGATAATCTTCATCTTCTATGTAGTCTATCTCGTCAACATCCCACACCATTTTCATTGCTTTTACCAAATCGTAGTAAGTACAATCATTCGAGTTCTTAAACGATTGATATTTCAAATACTTTCTGTATGGTTCGTCATCGAGGACATCAAGATAAATCGTGTCACCACATAAAAGTCCCGCCTCTGCCCTTGTAAGCCCAACTATCTCGCCTATTTTGTCGAGTTGAACTCCCGTTGCAGTATCAAGCGCTGTTTCGTATTGAATTTGATTATATATTTCTACAATTTCTTGTAGTTGTTTGTCGATAGCAATACTAACGCCCTCGATATTCGCCTTGCCCTTAAACTGCTCCAACAGGTCGGATATTACGGATTTTATGCTATTCATTTTGCACCACCTCTATCCTGCCTATATTAAACACGGCTTTTTCTCTCGACGCTGTACTTATGTAGTTCAACGTATAATCGTCTTCCGAAGGCGCAGAACTATCGGAATCCGCCGTATAGCCTTTTATATCCATATAGGCAATGCCTGTTACAGCATTGTTGATAGGAGTTATGAATTTTTGCAAAACAACTGTATCGCCCGATTTTACGCCTTCAACGCAACCCATAATAGTCTCCTTGATTAAGTCTTCCGCGTTTGGCGGTAAAGGCTCGACAGGACTTTTCGTATAAGTTACTTTCAACCACACATAAACTGGCGTAGGTCTGTTAAACCTTACCTTAACTGTATCGTTATAAAGACCGGGAACGTCAACAACTACTAATCCGCAGGTCTGAATACCCGCCGCTTTCGCCTTAAATATTTGTTGAGCAATTTCCAACTCCCCACCGCCGTCAACAACCGTTTCTATGCTATGAGGCGGCCGCCCGTACTCATCGGTAACATTTGTATCGTTTTCGTAAACGGAAACGCTTATAACGCCCTCAACGTTTGTCATAACCGCACCCGCTATGCTTTCAAGCATTGACGATGAGCGTGAACTTCTCTTATTGATATAAGACTGTCTGAACTCAACATCTGTTTCTCTTAACCTACCATAAATGGGTGTACCCAAGTTAGTACAAGACTTGAACCCAGTTAACGTTGTTATGATTTCAGTTATCGAATCGTCAGGCAATGCAAATTCGCCATACTCTTCACTTTGAAAAGTTATCAATGTGGAAACCGTGTCTGTCGTCAAATTATCTGACAGTGCAAGTCGATAGTTGATGTACTTATTCTTTGCTTCTATGGCAAGGACGTCGCCGTCTTTGGAAACATTGTACCCGTCATCTGTAATGCTGTTTTTCAGGCCTTCGATTATGGTCTGCACCGTGTCTGCCGCGCCGCTCACATAAGTATAGGCTTCATCGTCGAGTTTTACGGTGTAACTTTTCCCGCTTTGCGCAGAAACAACCATTATCCTCGCCTTGTTAAAAACCTGCCTACTGATTTCGTAGTCGCTGAATGTGGCAAAATAAATTTTCGGGTTGGTTTTTGAGGCGATTCTTGTTCCAGTCTGTATTGTAGTACCGTCTTTGCCCGTACATAAAATCGTATACTTTGTTCTGCTGTCTCCTTCCCTCGTAATCCCGCCAAATTGACAGGCGTTATCGAGGTTTATTCCCTCTGCCGATGCAGGATAATGATTTAAGTAAACACTTTCTGCGACTTCCCATAGTTTTGCGAGTTTGTCGCCAACAGACGAAAGCAGTACGTTCAAAAATGATTTGGGGTTTTGAGCAACGTCAACCCCCGTGCTGTTTTTTATATCTTCCTGCATTTCTGCATAAATGGTATCATATCTTTTACGAACAAAACCCTTGTCAGTTACTCCGTAATTAGACATTCAAATTCACCTCCCCGTTTTGTTCTTCACCATTGATTATAGCCGTAAATGTTATCACGGCTTTTCTCGTTACTGTGTTTACGTCGATATTAACCGATGTAACTTCTTGAACTTCTTCAACGGTAAGTATTTCTTCTTTGATACGCTCTTCTATGAGTTGCTTGTTCGGATTTTTAATAAACACTTCTTCGTAATACGGAATACCGTAGTCCTTGTTTATTCTCCACTCGTTTGCGAACCATTTAAGGCGTATTCTTATAGCCTGAATAACGCTGTCCGTTATGACTATATCGCCGTTGCGAAGAACCAAGTCCCCGTCGCCGTCTAAAAGAAAATCTTTCATAAGCGTTATTCTCCTTGATTATTATTGATTGTTCCGAGTACAGTAAGGTCTCCATCTATGCTTACGCTGCCCTTGATTTCCGTTTTGCCGTCTTTAAGCGATATTTTTGCATCCCCGTTTTTGATTATTATCGAGTCGCTTTCTGTCGCCTCTCTTATTGCCGATAACGGCGTTTTTACAAGACCGGGAATAATGATTGCGTTTGTAAGACTGAAACGAATTTCAGAAGCGGTGTCACCCTCTTCAAGCCAAGTATCGAGTGCTTGTTCGCAAAAAACGACAAGACAACTATCGCCTGCTTTTATTGGAAAAGCAATAGCAACATTCTCGCTCTGCTGAAAAGGAAAGCATATCGGGACATCATTTAAGATAGGATATTCGATTTCTCGCCCGTCTTTAAGCCTTATCTTTGCTTTCGGCAAAACCGTTGCACGGCAAGTAATTGCGTTAAATGAAATAATTTCCGCAGGAATAGCGGTGTGAATACCGTCTATTTCTTGCCTGACTGTTTTATTGATTTCTTCTACAAACCATAACATCAAACACCTGCCTCGACAAGTTCAGCAGTGCATTGCCAATCTCCTGAAAGATTATCACCTTCGATTTTCAACGTACTGATTCTGAAATTGCCTGTAACTATTTTCGATTCAAGATACACCAAGTCGTTTATACAAAATGCGCCGTTCATAAAAAATGTAACTTCGTACCCGTATAAGGTTCCTTGCGTACCTGATTCCGTTCCGCTCTCATCTGTGCTTGCGCTTACTGCGGAATTGTAGAGCCGTTTAGGAATACCTATCAAACCTGTTTCTTTACTTAATTTATGGACGATTTTGGAAATTGTCTCATTTTTTGAAACTACCTGCAAAACACAGTTCTGTATAGTCCAAGTAACGCCTGCCTTGTTGCACATTTCGGTAAGAACATTCTTCGCTTTTCCTGCGAACGCATACCCGTTAGAGAAGTATTTTGACGACATACGCCGCAAAGCCTTTGGAGAGAACCTAACTGGAAGCGCAAGTTTAGACGCTGTATCTTCCAGTATCTTCTTGACTTGTATCTTTCCAGAATAAGAGAGAGAAACGTATGTGTCGTTCAGTTCGGCAAAGCCGTCCACAACTTCAAACTCGACCATTCTATCCGAACCGTCCAAATCTTCCGTCACAAGCGATACCGTCCCTTTGAATATACACGGTCGCGAATCTCCATACCCAGCAAAAAGTTCAACAGAACATTGCTCTTTTGACAAAATACTTATTTGGTCTTTCGTTAAATTCCATAACTGTATCTTCGTTGTATTCAGTGCCGAACCATCAGTTTTCTCTATCGAGAAGTTTATGTGTAAGGCACGTTTGGTGTGTTCGTCAGGCTCCCCGACCTGAAAACCGCGAGAGCCTGCGACACCAGCCTTTAATCTGTACTGCCTATCCCAATTATTCATCGCTTGTACCCCCGGCCTCATTTAATTCGTCATTATTCGCGTAAACGAACGTTGCTTTTCCCGAAAGAAAATCATCTCTTCCGATACGTCCAAGCGTTGTAATAACACCTATAACCCCATCGGGCAAAGATGCAAGTTTATAGAAAATTGTTAAAGGAAAATCGGGGACTACCTTGACACAGGAAATTATAGGCGTTGACTCATCTTCGTAAATTCCCATTATCCAGCAATCTGCACTGTAATTAAAACTGAACCTGAACAGATATTCTTTATCGTCAAGTACAATTCTTGTAAAGCAGTCGTTACTGTCGGGCGGTGTAAAGTAAACCATATCGACCTCCTACTTGCCTGAAATCCAGCCCCATATTCTCTTTAATAGGCTTTTCTTTTTTGTCCCCGAAGACTCGTCAGTCGTCCCTGTTGTTCCAGCGTCAGACCCCGAATCCCCGCCTTGTTCATAATCGTTTGAAATCTTAATCGTTTTAGCCGACGTAACAGTAACTTCCTTTAATGTAAAAGAAATTTCCACGGCGTTAGCATAATCGCCTTCGGGAATATTAAGACTTAAAATAGCCATATTCTTATACACTTTTGTCGGCGTTGTAAACGTTTGAAGTTCGCCCGAAAAGAACATCTTTTTGAGTTTATCGCATACATCTTTAACTCTACCCTGCCCCGTATGCCTACCCTTCCAAGTTATCGGCGTTTCCGTGATAATGGCATTAACCGATAACTGAATGGGTTTACGCAAAATCGAATCTCCGACATAGAAACCCGATTCAATAGGGTATTCGGGGGCTTCTGCTTCATAGGTAGTGTTTCTGTCTATAATGCAATCAAACTCTATTCCGCCAAGACTTGACGGCATTGTTGGTTTTGCCATATTCATTACCTCGCATAAGCCAGTGCGTGAGCAAGTCTATCCGACGTATCTTTCGTAGTTTTCGACATCGCATTAGACGCTTGCTGTTGCATATTTTTCGAGTCGCACTCAAAGTTGTTGCGAATCTCCACGTTTTGCACGACGCTTCTGCTTGTGGTTGCTCCCGTGAGAACTCCCGCCGCTTTCGGCAACCCGCTTCCCATTTGAGAAAACGTTGCCAACGCGTCGAGCATTGTTTGTTTCATTTTACTGATAGGCGAAATAATCTCGCCCTCTTGTGTATTGTCGCCTACTATAATAGGCATAGGATTGTTTGGTTCAACGTAACCGCCTTGCGCTGCCCCGAATAAGCCTTTAACCCAGCCCCAAGCCTTCTTTGCTCCGCTTGCGACCGCGCTTCCCACGGCAGATGCCTTTTCGCCTACCCA